CCTATGTTTATGCAACCACAGCGGCTGCAAATCCATCGTAGTTTAAGTTTGTGACAAGAAAAAGGGGCCGAAGCCCCTTTTTGCATGTTTCCAAACGTTTATTAAGCGCCGGGAGAACCGTAGATACCGCGTGGATCGCTGAAGCCAAAGCTATAGCGCTCACGGGCCTTGTAACGAACGTTACCTGTCTCAAAATCGCCTTCAAAAGCGGTTTTGATGGGTGAACGGTTGAACATCTTCAAACCGTTAGGTGCGTCAGTCAACAAGAAGAAGGCATCTGTGTCTGTCAAGTAATGGTTGACAGAGTATCCTTCAGGAATCAAGCCCATGGACTTGATCGCGTTGATGTCGTTGTCAGCAGTGCCAGTGCGTTGAACAGTTTTCATCAAGCGCTCTGCAGTAAACTGCAACTCTTTAGGAACGATCAACTTACGAGCAGTCAATGCAACCTTCAAGCCGCGCTCATCGGTAAACGACGCAATGTCGATAATGCCTTGTTCGAGAGAAGTCTCGTTCAAATCAGCATCAACTTGAGGCCTGTTAGCAAAGTTTGGTCCTAGTGCAGTTGGGTGGGAAAGGGACATCAAAGCCACGCCGTCGCCGCCAGCAAACTGACCACCAGTAAATCCATTGTTCAACACAGAAGCAGCTTTTACTTGCTTAGTGTTGGACATGGAACGAGCCAGCGCCTTGGTGTAGCGAACAGAAAGACGGTCGTAGAGGTTGTCCTCAACGGCTTCTTCAGTCAACGCAAACGCCATAGCGATGGTTTCGTGGGTGTAGCGAGCAGTGAACGACTCCAAAGCGGTGTCGTATGCCATGCCTGCACCCTCGGTCTTCACCGGAGCAGAACCGAAGCCAGTCAACATGACCTCTTCTTCAAAAGCACGGTCAGATGTCTCAATAGAGAAAATCTGCTCATGCTCATTTTCATAACGCTTGTATTCCATACCGAATAAAGCATTAAGGCCGGGCTCTAGTTCTTTAACAAGTTGGGAACGGGTAATTGCCATGATTTATCTCCTTATTGACCAGCAACACCTGCACTACCGTACACGTGTTCGTTGATCTTAACTACCACCACGGCATTTGTGCCGAACTCATTGTTGACGTCGTTGTACAAGCCAACAACCTTCAAGTTCAATGCTGCTGAATTTGCCAACGTAGCTGAATTCAACTCCATGGTAGAAATACCAGAAGTTGTGCTGCCGCCAGTGCCGATAACATCGGCATTTTTGCCAACGTCAGCCGCCACAAAACCTGCATCACATTGAATTAAGAACAACTGGTTGGGATCGTCAAGAACATCAGCATTAATCTGGCCTGATGTAATGTTGACTGAACCCGGATAAAAGTTGCTAAACGTGGGTTTGCCTGTAGTGGGATCAATGTAGTTGCAACCGTTAAACACGCCTACCGCAGCAGTGTGTGTAGCCGGTAAAAACCGTGTAATGAAACCAGATGCAAGAGCAACCAAGTCGCCTTGAAAAATCGTACCCGCTTGATTATCAGCAATCTCATATCCGTACTGTTTCTGAGCACCAGTAGCGGAAAGATTACCAATAGGACGTAGCCCGAAGGCCTTATCAATATTAGCCATTTGTATCTCCTACAAAATTAAAAGTATCAGCTATTAGACTGACGGAATGTTGTGCGCGAACTCCGCTCGGGAGATTGGATCCGCATTGAAGAGTGTGCGTTCTCACGCATCATCTCATTGTCCACAGCATGCAACTGTTCCTGTGCCCTCTGGCGAAAATAAGCATTACGTTCTTCAACCGTTTCATTAGGGATCTTGGCAAGCAAGAGTCCACCAACTGAAATAACGCCAGCATGTTTGCCGTCGTCCATCGTGGGCAATGTTGCGCGGTATTCCTCAGGAATATTTTCAGGACGAACAAGTTCGTATCCCTCACGCAGCTTGCTGTACACGTTTTGGTTGTCCAACGTCCCGTTGACTTCAGCGCGAATCCAACGGTACATATACCCTTCGGGGGCAGGTGGTGCATCCAAGCGTGAAGGAGGACGCCATGGCTTGCGACGAGTCTCTTTGTCCCGACTTTCGGAGGAACGGCTGGCTTTGTCGATGGTAATTTTTTCGCTCATGATTTATTCCTTTACATACTTGGCATACTCTTCAAGAGGTACACCCAATTTCTTTGCCATAGCAACCTGACTCGGCGATAACCGGACAGTTCGGCGCGCACTATTGATTCCGGAACTCCGGGTAGCAGGGGCAACAGCAGGCGCGGAACGCTGTTGTCTGGTCTGGGTACTAGGTGATTGCTCACCCGCAAACTTCTTCGGAAACTCGTCCCGAAGGCGTTGATCTAATTCAGTATAGTACTCATCGGAAGTTGGGTCAACACCCTCCTTCTCAATTAATTCTTGGTGTATGCCCCATGCAGCATAGGTCAGCATTCTGTCCTGACCAAACCACGTGTTTTTAGCTGCCCAATCCTCTGCTCGGGGATCAGGTGCTGCTTGCCGTTGTTGTGGCGCAGGCTGATACTCTTGCACAGGAGCAGGATTGCGAACCGCATGTTCTTGCTGCTGCAACCAACCCGAAACTTGCCGCTGCTCCATCGTCATCTCTGACAAACGCTGGCTGGCCTCCGTCTCAGTATCAATATCACCCTCTTCTCGGGCCTTCTTAATGATCTGACGCAACTGCAACTGCTGTGTATCTAAACGAGACTTTGCCTCATTCAAACGGCTGTAATCCGTATGCACAAGCTTTTGTTGTAGCTCCTGCGCCTGAGACTGCATGCCCTTAGCGTACTCAAAAGCTGCCTGCTCACGGCGCTCTGCTTCACGCATCTTAGCGGTCAGCTTAGCAATACGTTTTTGTACCGCCTCGTTGACAGAACCCAACTCATCAGAGTGCGTTTGTGCTTCTCTCTGTGTTGTTTGTGGCGGCTCAATTTCTAATTGACCCGGCTCTTGATTACCGTCAGCATCCTTGCCAAACGTCACCGTTGCGGGCTCTTCATCCTCGCCTAAATTAAACTCTAACTGCTCCGTGCTCATGTTATCTGCCATATGGTGCCTTATAAGTGAACGATATCTTCAGGATTCTGGATAAGAGCCAGAACTTCGTCATCATTAATGATTCGGATCTCTCCTTCGTCAATCGGCAAGCGTGCGCCCGCGTATCGACCAAAAACAATCCAATCACCCTTCTTGCACCACGGACCGGTTGGGAATTTATTCTCATCGGCGTAAGCAAGTGGGCCAACAGACAGCACGTAGCCACAAACCGTAGCCGCTTGCTCGCGCTGACGGGTTTGGTCTGACAATACAATGCCACCTTTGGTTTTTTCTGCCCCTCTGTAGGGCAAGATGACGATTCGCCACCCCGTAGGAGTAGGAATTCGGTCCATCACCTTCTGTTCGATTTTTTCAACAATGAGGCTACCCTCTTTGTCGTAAGCATCGTTCAAGGAAGGTACATGGGCAGAAGCTTCTTCCGCCCATTTCTTTTCCAGCGCAGTCATTTCCATTGATAAACTCCTTATTGGTTTTGTTCCTTGTTGAGAAGATTCTGCACTTCCATCTCAACAAACTTAAACCCCTCAAGGCGTCCCATTAAAAACCGATACTGCTCCATATCTTTCACACTGCCATTGACAATCAACGCCTCCGTCTGGTGACGAAGGTTTTTAATAGCAATCAGCGTTCTTTCAGTAAATTCAAGCATGGATTATCCAATGAAGCAGACAGTAGAGACCCCTGTCCGTGGGCTTAAGCGCATTATGCACATGTTTGTTACGTAATCAACACCTTTTTGAACGCATCTTTGCGATAAACATACGTTTTCTTTGGTGTATCACTACTAACCGGTACTTTTTTAAGTTTTGGCTCTGGTTTTGGCACCGAAACCTTAGGTTTTTTGGTCTGCATGGCTGTTTTTTTAACCTCGCTGTTGTTTTTGAGCATCAATTGCAAGTTTTGCCTGCTGAAAAGCCACATTACTCTGCATTTTTTGGTTATCCAACTGGATCTTGGCCTTCTCGTTACTGTCTTTGGCCTGATCATTGGCCGCTTTGGCCTGAATCTCCTGCTCTTTGACCTTGACCAATGGATCTTCTGGTGGCGGACCCTGCAAATCGGTCTGTATTTTCTTGGCTTCTTGGTAATACTCTGCAGTTTTAATCGCAATCATGGCTTCACGCTGCAATGCAGACACCATGCTCTCGGGATCAGTGCCGTATTGCGTAAACAACTCCGCTTCCGTCGCCTCTTCGGCCTTTAAACGGATGTGATCAAAGATGTGTTTCTGCATCGTCACCGCTACCTGCGGCATACCGCCTATCAAAGGCGACATACCAAACAAAAGGTGGTTCATGATGTGCGCATCATGCTGCTGACCAGCAAAAGCTTTCAGTGGTGAGCCATCCAGCGCCTGCGAGTTCTCGCTTGCAGGATCCTTAGGCTTGTCCACATTCTGTGTATTCAAAATACCATCAATGTCCCGCACTCCAATCGCTTGGTACATGCGGCGATATGCCTCATACATGTTGTGCATCTGAGGATTACTCTGCGCCAATTGTAGTTGCGTCTGTGCCATCGTAATGCGCTGGGCTACAGAGAAGATGTTGGGATCAGACACTGGCAAGACATCAATGCGGTCATCAAAGTCTTTACGCTTGACTGACCGCGTCTCACCCGGCACGTCATACGGATACTCATCAGGCAAGTACTCACCAAATCCCTTGGCAAGCAAATTAAACTCAATCCGCTGCGAGTAATGCAAACGCTTGTGGATTGCAGACATCACCTGTCCGCCCTTTTCCAACAACGCAATCGTCGTACCTACCGCTGCATTCTGATTGCTGTCTCCCACCTGCATGTCCGTGACACTGGCTAACCTGCGGCCTGCATCTGCACAGAAACCAAGCAACGCAAACAATGTCTGGCTTGGCTCCTTGTACGGCAGTGGCATCAGCGTCTGACTAAGTTCCACAC